GTCCCTGTCGGCACACCCTGCGATCCGGATGCCCGTGTGAAGGGGACGGATCTCTACGCGATTCCGCGTGAGGCGGTTACGTTCACCCGCGAGACGGATTCTCCGGTGATCGTCGCGCGCTGCGGATAGTGTGGCAGATGCCGATCCGCGTCTATCTCTCTCCGGTCATCGACGATCCGTACCGCGCGAAAGTGCGCGAGCGTCTGCTCGCGCGCGGCGTGGATCTGACCGGCATTACGACTGCCTCGACGTGCTGCGTCGTGCCCGCTGGCGCATCCAGGTATCCCTGGATGCGAAGGACATCCGGATTTGAACGCGCCATCAAAGTCGGGGTAATCTCGGATCGTCCAGCATTCACGCTGAACACGATACGCCCCCTCCCCCTCCCGCACGAAGGCCCGCCATCCGGCGCAATGATCGCCGTCCGGTGGAGCTGGTGGCGGCGTGTCCGGACTGGCGTGGATCTGAGGGTCTGCATCTGGCGGTGACGATCTCGACCGCAGCTGGCCTGCAGCGCCGGGTATTCGCGCACGGTGACAGTCCGCGTGAGCTTGCGCGGGCGATGCGCGAGGCTGCGCAGTGGATCGCGGAGTCCCCATGCGTGGGATGATGATCGGCGAGAGGGGTTGCATCGCCGAGGCAATAGTGGACAGATAGCCGTGGCTATAGCTCACGACAGCACGACCGCCACTACCTCCGGAGGCAAGGATGTCTCCGGCATAACCTTTCCTCACACGGTCGGGGCAGGGTCTGACCGCTACCTCAAGGTCGGGGTCGCGATCAATCAGATTGGGCCTGCGACCGTGTCGAGTATCACCTACGCCGGCGTGGCGATGACACGGTTGGGCGGCTCGGTCCTGAGTGGGGTGATTCGGGTCGAATACTGGTACCTGCTCAATCCGCCCACGGGGACCAACGACGTCGTCGTGACGTTGTCAGACTCGCCGATGAATCTGGCGTGTGTGGCGTCGAGTTATTTCGGGGTGAATCAGACGACCCCCCATGGCACGGAATCGACGGCGACTGGCGTCGGCACAGGACCATCCGTTTCGGTGCAGAGCGCCTCTGGCGAGCTAGTGGTCGATGTCATGGCGTGTGCCGATACCGGTCACGTCTCCGTCGGCTCCGGCCAGACATTACGCGGAGTCGCGGACAACGGCACCACCGAGGCAGTGTGTGCCGTGTCCGATGAGGCTGGGGCGACCTCAGTCACGATGTCGCACACGATCGGGGCGGCAAATGACTGGGCGATCATCGGTGTCTCGCTTAGGCCCGCGGTCGGCGGCGGCCGCGTTGCGAATTCCCTGACCGCTCAGTGGTCGCTTATCGCGCGTATCGCGAACCCCGTCGACCTCCGCTGGGACATGCTGGCGAGGGTAAGCGAGGGCCTCGACCTGCGNTGGGACATGCTGGCGAGGGTAAGCGAGGGCCTCGACCTGCGNTGGGACATGCTGGCGAGGGTAAGCGAGGGCCTCGACCTGCGGTGGGATGCACTCGTGCGGGNTNAGTGACAGTCTCGATCTTCGCTGGAACAGCCTGATCGGGGTCAGTGACAGTCTCGATCTTCGCTGGAACAGCCTGATCGGGGTCAGTGACAGTCTCGAGCTCCGCTGGGACGAGCTTGTCAGGGTCGCTCAGGATCTCGAGCTGTCCTGGGGTCTCGAACAGATAGGGCGCGTTGCGGCTTCCAAGGTGCTGTCGTGGGCATTGCTGAGCCGCACGGAGCGCACGGGTGACTTCCGCTGGAATGTGCTCACGCGCGTCTCGGATGCGATCGATATGCGCTGGGACGTGCTTGCCCGTGCGATGGCGTCTCGGGAGCTGCTCTGGGAGCTTCAGGGACGAATCGCCCGCACGAGCACGCTGCGCTGGGACATCCTCGAGCAGGTCTCGCGAGAGTATGCCCTGCGTTGGCAGATCCTGCAGGGGCTTCTTGCGTCCCGTGCGGTGCAGTGGGACATCATCGCGCGAGTTGCGCGAGAGCTTGGGCTTTCGTGGGATGAGATTGCGCGCATGCAGCGCAATCTCCTGCTTCGTTGGCGGGTTGGCGATGCCTCGATTGTGCCAACGGGTCGTGTGGTCGTGGTCGACGCGCGGCGGTTGAGCAAGATCATCAGGTTGGACGAATGAACAGGCTGGACGAGAAGTTCTATGTAGGCGAAGAAGGACTGACCCTGCTCGTGAGAACCGGCATGGATATGACGGGCGTCAGGGAAGGGGATGTGCGCTCAGCGCTCAGGCGGCCGAATGGGTCGGTTGTGAGCCGTGTCATCCCGGTCTCGGCGATTCAGGATGCAGAAGCTGGACTCGTCGCGATGTCGATTGAGGCTGGTGACTTTTCGATGCCGGGTGTCTACCAGGCTCAAATCTACTTTCGTGACAGGGAGGGGCGGCTGCGCCCGTCGCACCTCTTTGCCTTCGAGGTCGAGAACTCGATCGTGGTCGACTCAGAGAGTCTGTTCAGCTAACGGTCAGTCATCGGTGAGTGTGATACACTAGCGCGATGCTGCTGCGTCCGAATGTCGAGTGCATGGTCTACCCCGTGAAAGGGGTGGACGAGTATGGGAAGGACATTCTGGGCGCTGGCAGACGCGAAATGTGCGCCGTCGTGAAGCTCACCCTGGGTGCGGAGAAGACGTCGGTGCGCGCCGATAGCTCGGCGTCTCGAGGGGCAGCTCACGAGTTCGTGGCGGACGCAAGGTTGCTTTTCCCGAGCGACTCGAAGATCGCCGTCAATGATCGCGTCGAGCTCGGCGGGTATCGCCTCAAGGTGGTATCCATCTTCCCCAGGTTCGGATTGGATGGGGAGATCGATCACTACCAGGTCGATCTGGCGGTGTGGGGCGATGGCTAGACGCAGGGCGCTTTTCAGGGTCGAGAACCCGGGCGAGCTCGTCCGCAGGTTCAAGAACCTGAGCGACGTCAGCAACGCCGAGACGAGCAAGGCTCTTCGGAAGGGGGCTACGGAGATCCAGAAGCTTGCCCGAAAGTATGCCCCGGTGGACAGGGGCAATCTCGAGGACGCGATCAAGGTCATGGGTTTCGAGAAGCGGGGGCGGGCGTATGCGAGCTACCACGTTGGTGTCGACGACTCACACCCTGTCCCGGAAAGGCCGGACAAGGTCGTTGGCGACTACGCCCTCGAGATGCATGAGAGCGAATACGAGCTTGGGCCGAAGTCGCAGGAGAAGGCCGAACGGTTGGGCGTTGAGGTGGGGCCGAAGTACCTCGAGCGGGCGATGGAGGATCTTCGGGATCCGCTGACGAAGTACATGGAGAAGGTGCTGCGGGACATCGTGAAGAGGTTCAAGTAATGGATCTACATTCCGTTGCTGTATACCTCGCAGAGCAGGATATCGGGCTAAGAATTTCAGGCTCCGAGAAGAACCTGTTTGTCCATCACATGCCCGCCAGGGTGGCGAGTGGGGTGCTGCTTCGCCAGTCCTTCGTCGGAACACCCGTCGATCACGAGTTGCCGGGGTTCTACAAGACCAGCTTCCAGGTGATCGTTCGTCATGGCGACTACAAGAAGGGCGAGGCGCTTGCGCTGTCCGTTCGTGGCGTGCTGACGATCCGTATGGAGCGGCAGGTCGGCAATATGTGGGTCAGGCACATCCTGCCCAGGCATGAGCCCCTGGTGTATCCGGTTTCAGAGGGAGATCGACTGGAGTGGTCGATCAACTTCGATGCCGTGTATAATAGTCAGTCAGGCGTGACTTAAGGAGTCGGGCAGTGGCGATCAATACGCAGAATGTCAAGCTCGGGACGTGCCGGTTGATCTATGGCGGGATCGACTTCGGCGCGACCAAGGGTGGTGTGGAGGTCGAAGTCACGACCGAAACCCATAAGTCGATGATCGATCAGTTCGGTAACGTGCCGGTCAAGGAGTTCATTCTGGCACGTAACTGTGTCGTTCGGGCTCCGCTCGCGGAGACCACGATCGAGCAGATCAATCGCGTCATGCCGGGCTCCATTCTCACCTCGAACGGAACGAAGGCGACGGGCACGATCACGCTGACAATGAATCCCACCGATGGCGATATGGTGGTCGTCAACGGTGTGGAGTTCACGTTCCGAAGCTCGCCGCAGAGCGCGCATGACGTGGCGATCGGTCTGGATGACGACAAGACGGCCGCGAATCTTGCTGCCGCCCTCTCGCGCAGCGTCCACGAGGACATCGCGGTGGCGACTTACATGGCCAGCGACAATGTGGTCACGATCACCTACAAGGACGCGGGTGAGGATGGCAACAGGTTCACTCTGGCGACCGAGGCTGCGAGCGTGACGCTTTCCGGCTCTACGCTTTCGGGCGGCACGAACGCCAGTAAGAAGAAGGTCGAGGTGTACCATGGCACGGGCATGGACCTTCTGGCGATCGCCAAGAAGCTCGTCCTGCACCCGATCGCGCTGCCTGCCACCGACCGTTCGGAGGACTTCATCATCCCGTTCGCGGGCACGGCGGGTGCGATGAGTTTCGCCTACAAGCTCGATGAGGAGCGCGTATTCAACGTCGAGTTCAACGCCTACCCGGACGCGCAGACGGGCGTGCTCTTCATCGTGGGTGACGAGTCTGCCTAAGAAACTACGTCACGACTGACGAACCAGTAAGGGGGTCGCTGTGGTGGGCGACCCCCTCTTTTACAGCGGAGTGAGAGATGACGAAAACACGTTTCCTCAACCTCGATGAGCTCAAGGCCCCTGAAGAGGTCGTCGTCAAGCTGAACGGTCAGGAACACCAGCTCAAGGAAATGTCCGTCGCCGACTTCATCTGGGCGCAGAAGAATCTCAAGAAGCTCGAGGAGGTGGAGGATGAGGGTCAGCAGATCCTCACGCTGATCGAGGTTCTGCACCGGATGTTTCCCACGATCCCGAAGAATGAGCTTGAGAACCTCGGGCTCGCCAAGCTCAATGCGCTCGCCGACTTCGCGATTCAGGTCGGTATGCAGGGAGCGGAGGAGACGATCAAGGAGGCGGAAAAGCGGCAGGGGGAAGCGGATCCGGCAGTGGAGGCGAAGTCCTAATTGACTTCGGATTCCTCTTCTGCCGGGTGATGGCGTTCTATGGGCTGACGGATGAACACCTTCTGCGAATGCCGATCAATCGGTTCTGGCTTCTGGAATCGAACATCCAGAAGCTGCAAGCGGAGCGTGACATCCGTCAGATGCGGCTGCTGCTCGGTGCACAGAGCACACAGACCCGAGAGCTTGCGGAGCAACTGTCCAGCGAGCTTGGAACGGTCGTAATCGAAACCAATCCCGATAGGGACGTGGAGGGCATTAAGCGGCTGAAACAGTTGGCGAAACTGATGGGCGGTAGCTGAAATGGCGGTGAATCGGCTGAGAGTCACGCTCGACCTCGACAGCGGTCAGTTTCACATGAACCTGACCCGCGCGGGTCAGGCTGTCACCAACTTCACTCAGCAGGTCAATCTCGGTCATCGTCACGTTCAGCGTATCGACCATGCGCTGACGGGCCTGGGTGCGCGCATCCGTAACCTGACGATCACGGTCGGACTTGCGCGAGCCGCGCTTCACAACCTCTGGGCGGTTACGGGACAGTGGGGCAGGACCATTGTCGAGACGAACGCCAGGCTCGAGCGCATGAACTTCCTCCTGCGGGGCCTCTCCGCTGCGACCACGATCACGGAGAAGATCCAGGACGCAGAGCGGCAGTTCAACGCGATCATCGATACGGCCAAGAACGCACCGTTCGCCATCAACGCGATCACGGACACCTGGGTGAAGTTCCGCTCGGTGGGTCTGGATCCGACGACCGGAAGCCTTCAGTCGCTGCTCGATGCAGTTGCCTCGTTCGGCGGAACTGACGAGGTGCTGCATCGTGCGTCGATCGCGATCCAGCAGATGGCGGGTAAGGGTGTGATCTCGATGGAAGAGCTTCGCCAGCAGCTCGGTGAAGCTGTCCCGACCGCCATTCAGCTCATGGCTCGCGGCATGAACATGCGGGTGGGCGATCTCGTGGACAAGATCGCCTCTGGCACGGTCGAGGCGCGCTCGGCTCTGCAGAAGCTCTTTGCGGAGTTCGAGCGTGCATTCGGCGGCTCGTCCCGCAACATGATGCAGACGTTCTCGGGCCAGCTCAGCAAGCTGCGCACGAACTGGATGCTTTTCCAGCAGGAGGTAGGAAAAGCGGGCTTGATGCAGCGTCTGCGTGAGGCCCTCGTCGAGCTCAATGAGGCGATGGACCCCGAGCGAAGCCGCATCTTTGCGGTGGCGCTCGGTCAGGCGATGACCAGCGTCGTCGACACCATCGTGAACCTTGTTAAGTGGGTCTTCACGTATCGCGAAGAGATCCTGGATCTGACGAAGGCGATCCTGGGGCTCATCGCGGTCAAGCGGATTCTCGTGCCGCTGGTACTGACGCTCGGCGCAGCCTTCCGGGCGCTTGGATTTGCTCAGATCGTCGCGGTGGTCACTCGAGTGGCATCTCGCTTCGGCGCGCTCGCGGCGGCCGGTGCTGCGGTGACTCTCAGTGTTCGGAGTCTGGCTGCAGCCCTGCGCACGTTGTTCTTGACGAACCCGGTGGGCTGGATCCTCGGCACTGTTACGGTGATGGGGTCGCTCATCGCCGCGTGGATCAAGTATGGCGACTCGGTGAAGCGCGCTACCGAAATGCTCAAGGAGCACGAGGGCATTGAAACGGGGCGCGACATCGAGGTGGCTCAGAAGGCTCTCGAGGAACAGCGGGAGCGGCTGCGCAAGGCGGAAGGAAAACTGTTCGCTGCGGAGCATTCGGCGCTCTGGAAGAACAACGAGAGCAAGCTTCGGTATCTACGCGAAAGGGTCGCGGAGGAGCGGCGCNAATACGAGGAGTTGGAGCGGCGGCTCAACAATGCTATCGCGAACCGTGCGCGCAGAGAAGCGGAGGCTCAGAAGCAGAACCTTNTGACGACGCTTCAGGAGCGGCTCAGCGAGATTCAGGCGCATTATGCCTCTGAGCTCAAGGCTCATGAGGAAATGCTCGCTAAGAAGAATCTCACCGAGGAGCAATACGCCGAGGAAATCAAGAAGTTTCGCGCCGAACAGGACAAGCGTCAGCTTGTAGAGATTGAGAGGGTATTCGCGGAACAGCGGGCGAAGTATGAGGAGCTGCGCGACCAGGCGCTGAGCATGGGCGATCGGCGCGCTGCGGGTGGCTTCCAGCAGGTGATCGATCTGATCAATGATCGCCTCGAGGAAGCCAAGGCACGCATGCAGTCGCTGGCGGACATCGCACAGCTTGGCAACGTTTTCGTCGACCCAACCAAGCCGCAGGAAGAGCACCCGGCGCAGGTCATGATCGAGAACCTGCGGGAGAAGATCGCTCAGGTGCGCGCCGAGATCACCGGCTTCAATGGTGACATCGCAAAGATGGAGGAGCGCATCCGCAGCGGTGACTTCGACGCCAAGAAGGGTGGTCCTCCTGCCTCCGCTGAACAGACGGCGGAGATCATGCGGCTGACGCGCGAGCTCGCCGCACTCGAGGAGCAGCTCAAGCGCATCAAGGAGCAGGACAACGCTTTCAAGGATGCGATGGAGCATGTCGCTCGTGCGGGCGGCCAGGTGGCCGAAGAGCTTGCGCTGGTCAACGACCGCATGCTGTTGGGCTCTGCCGAGACGGCCGAGGCGCGCCTGCGCACGTTCCTTCGCACGATGGCAGGGATCCGGGCGACGCTCGCTGACGTCCCTGATCGACTTGCTGAGTTCGATGCGGCCGTTGAGAAGGTTGCGGCGGATATCTCGAAGGTTGTAGGTCGCAATAAGCTGCTCGAGCTTCAGGATGAGCATAAGAGGCTGCAAACGGAGCTTATCCAGAACACTCGGCAGCGGCTTGCGGCCGAGATTGTCGCAGAGCGTGAAGCGCTACAGGCGTGGATTGAGCTCAACCTGCAGAAATCGAAGATTGGGCGTGCTCATGCAGCAGAGCTCCTGAACCAGTTCGAGCAGAACGTTCAGGCGCGCTGGCGACTCTTTGAGTCGCAGCAACCGCTGAATCGAATGCTGCAGGAGTGGCTGGATGCTACGACGCGCATCGAGGAGGCCATTACAGGCGTGCTCGAGAGCGCGACGGATGCGTGGGTCGAGTGGGTCGAGACCGGCAAGCTCCAGTGGGGAAGTCTGGTTCGTCAGATTCTGCGCGACCTTCTGAAGATCCAGCTTCAGAAGATGATCGCGGGGCTCATCACCTCGGCGGTCGGCGGCTTCTTCGGCGGGGGCAACTTCTCGGGAATCGCCGCGCAGACCAATGCGAACGTGCTCGATGCCCTCGGGCCTATCGAGCGAATTGTCCCGTCGTTCCGCAAGGGCGGGGTCATGACCCCGAACGGTCCGGCGCTGCTGCGTCGGTATGCGAGTGGCGGTATCGCGAATCGTCCTCAGATTGCGGTCTATGGCGAGGGTGACAAGCCGGAAGCGTTCGTTCCGCTGCCGGATGGTCGGACGATCCCGGTGACGATCAAGGGCGGCATGACGACGACCCAGGCACCGAATGTCGAGGTGAACGTCATCAATCAGTCGGGCCAGGACGTGTCGGCCGAGAAGGGTCAGATGCGCTTTGACGGCAAGAACTTCGTGCTGGACGTCGTGCTCAAGGCTGCCACGCAGCCTGGCCCGTTTCGCGACGGGCTTCGCGCTGCGGTAAGATAGTAACTAACGGGTGACTTATGGCAGACTTTCCACCACCCCTGGTACAGGGCAAGGAGGATTCACAGTACTTCCAGGAGATCGGGCAGAACCCGGCGATGGCCGCTGAGACGGACGGTGGCTACACGATCACGAGGCCCCGATTCACACGGCCGCCGCGCAGGGTGTTCGTTACGGGGTTCACGGAGCTGACGGACGCCGAGAAGCAGGTGCTCTTTGACTTCTGGAATGCGAAGAAGGGCAGTTCGGAGCCCTTTACCTACCAGCACCCGGTGTCGGGCGTGGTGTACACGGTGCGGTTCAAACCTGGGACGGAACTGAAAGCCAAGTATGTCGGTCGCGGTCTGATGCGGCTCTGGACCGTGGCTGACGTTCAGTTGGAGCAGGTGTAATGCCTAACAAGGCACTGTCTGTCAACACGGTTCTCGAGAAGAACAAGCTCGCATCCGGCAATGCGTTTCTCGTCCTGATGGAGATTCAGGTGATGAACGCGCACACCGGACAGTTCGTGGAGACAATCTTCGTGGCGAACAACAACGAGCCGGTCGTTTTCCAGAACGAGACCTACGTGCCGTTTCCGTTCGACCTCGAGCTCAAGGAGGAAGCAGGTGCGCTCCCGGAGCTCACGCTGCGCGCGATGGACTTCCAGAAGGTTCTCATGAACAAGCTCAACGAGTTCGGCGGCGCGGCGGGCTCCATTCTGATCATGCGGATCGTCAACTCGGCGAACCTCAATGGTTCGCCCGAGATCGAGGAGACGTTTGAGCTCCTCGAGTCTTCCGCGAATGACTTTCAGATCACGCTGAAGATCGGCGTTGAGTCCTCGCTTCGCAAGATTTTCCCGCGCCGCACGCAGATGCGGGATCGTTGCGCCTGGCGGTACAAGAGTGCCGAGTGTGGATACAACGGGTCGCTGCCCACCTGTGATCTGACGCTACAGGGTCCGAACGGCTGCGCGGCGCACGGCAACACTGTGAACTTCGGCGGCTTTCCTGGACTGGTCTCGAGGGGTATTCGATATGGACGTTGAGGCGCTCACGCGCGACCTCATCGGAAGGCCATTCAAGTATGGCGGTCGCGGCCCGGATTGTTATGACTGCTACGGGCTCGTGCGTGAAATGTACCGCCGCATGGGGAAGGAGGTGCCGGATTATCATTCACCCACGACGAGTGGTGAGATCGTCGCAGCGATGCTGTCGGGGCGGGTGATGTGGCAGGAGGTAGAGGAAAGGCCCGGCGTGGTCGCGATGATGAAGCTTGCAAAGTCCATGCACGTCGGCTTCCTTCTGCCGCATGGGCGAATGATCCACGTCTGGGAACGTTCTGGCGGGGTGTGCATCGAGTACTTCTCCATCTGGAGGCCAAGGGCGATCGGGTTCTATGACTACGCAGGATGAAAACCAGTATCCGTTTCGGCCGGTAGGTGATCCTACGCGGGTGCTCGTGCTGCACGTCGAGAACCCGTTCGAGCCGCACAAGCACACCAAGCGAATCATCGACTGGCACGAGGGGCTCACGGTCGCGGAAGCGATCGAAGGCATTCCGCTCACCGAGACGACGGTCGTCAGCGTCTCGGGAAAGATCATCCTGCCCGAGCAGTATGCGACGGAGCTCGTCCCTGGCGGTCACACCGTCGTCGTGATGCCGGTACCGGCCGATGGCGAGGACGTCAAGAGTGTCCTGCGCATCGTGTTGGTCATCGCTGCGTTCGCCGCAGGTCAGTGGTGGGCGAGCACGCTCTTTGAGGCGGGAAGCTTCGGGTATTGGGCCGTTGCGGCATCCGTTACGGCGGCCGGTGCGCTCCTTATCAACGCACTCTTGCCGCCACAGCTCCCTTCGCTCGAGAGCATGGAAAGCTCTCCGAGCTACGGTCTCGATGGTGCAAAGCTCGTCGCGCAGGAAGGCATTCAGGTCCCGGTGTGCTATGGCCGGTTCCGCATGGCTGGAAACCTCATCGCCATGCACGTCGAGAACGTCGGCGAGCATCAGTACCTCTACATGCTGATCAACGCTGGCGAGGGGCCTATTGCGGGTATCAGCGACATCGAGATCAACGAGCAGCCGATCTCCAATTTCGAGGATGTTACCTACGAGATACGGCTCGGAACGGCCGACCAGGAACCCATCGGCTGGTTCAATCGCACTCTGACGCCCGTCAACAAGGGTGTTGTGCTCGATACCAGTTTCGTGACTCACACCGTCACGAACGACATCGACCGTTTCCGGCTCGATTTCGTAGCGCCCTCTGGTCTGGTCGAATACGACAAGAAGGGTCGTCAGCATCCGGTGACGGTTGAGCTCGAGGTCCAGTATCGCCCACTGGGGAGCGGCGGGGAGTGGATCTCGCTCACCAATCAGGGCATGACAGGTGGCTACACGCCACTCTACCTCTACTACGAGGTGCGCGAGCGTGGTGTTCTGATTCAGCCAGAGCGCCGTGTCACCGAGCTCGATCCTGGACATACGGTCGATCCTCTGACTCGCCAGATCAAGGATCAGGACGGCCGGTTCGTCGGTATCGAGATTCAGCAGCCCGTTTACCTGGCAGGACTCTCGGTCACGCACACGCAACTCAGTCCGTATCGCTGGAGCATCCTCAGTCCGCAGCTTCCGCAGGGCAAGTATGAGGTGCGGGTGCGCCGCAAGAACGCGGAGACGGTCAGCAACACGAAGATCGATCGCGTGCAGTGGGTCGACTTCGTGGAGATCGTGGAGGATCGGGTCGCATACCGGCACACGGCGCTTCTCGGTCTCCGTATTCGCCTCGATGACCAGCTCAGTTCCATTCCGAACGTCACGTTCATCAACCACGGTCGCATCATCCCTGTCTGGGAGAACGGCCAGTGGGTGACGGATCAGCCGAGTGACAACCCGGCGTGGGTGGCGTTTGACGCCCTGACGCACACTCGATATGGCGCGGGTATCCCCGAGAGCCGCTTCGACATGGACAGGTGGAAGGAGTGGGGCGAGTACTGCCGCACTCAGGGGCTCACGTTCAGGGGTGTTTTCGATCAGCGCGACAACATCTGGGATCAGCTTCAGCACGTCTACAGAGCGGGCCACGCACGTCCCGTCAACATCGGGACGAAATACTCGGTGGCTGTCGAGAAACCGACGAGCCCGAGCATGATGTTCACTGTCGGGAACATCATCAAAGGGTCTTTCAGCCAGCAGTGGCTCGGTAGTGGGTCGATCGCCAACGAGATCGAGGTCAGCTACTTCGACGAGGAGGATCGCAACAAGAAGCGGACCATCAAGGTCTACGACGACTCTGTTGCGGCGGGTGCCCCTCAGAACACGGCGCACGTCACGCTCTATGGCATCACGACGGCGGAGCGGGCGACGGAAGAGGCGATCTTCCAGCTCAAGCTGAACAAGTACCTGCGCAGCACGATTTCCTTCCGTGCGCCGATCGAAGCCATCGCCTGCACGGTGGGCGATGTCGTGCTCGTGCAGCACGATCAGCCGAACTGGGCTGTCGGCGGGCGTCTCGAGGCTGGATCCACGACGACGGTGCTCCGGCTTGATCGTCCGGTAACGCTTCAGTCAGGCGTGACATACAAGGCGCTCGTGCACTACAGCGCCCTCGTGCGCGTAAGTGGCACGGTCGCCTCCGTCGTGGGCAATCACCTGACGCTCAACGGGTACACGGGCGAGACGAACGTCGATCGTATCCAGGTTGCGGGCAAGGATCTGCGCATCACCGGCACGACGATGACGGGTGTCACGGTCGAGGATGCAGCGGGTATTTCGCCAGGTGCGAACTACCAGCTCTTCCAGACCGATGCCATCGAGATGCGCACCGTCACGAACGGTCCCGGCGAGCACACGCAGCTCACGCTCGATACCTCGCTGCCGGAGGCTCCGCCGCAGTTCGCAAACTTCATGGTCGGTCCCGTCCAGACCGTCACGAAGGAATGGCGAATCATTTCGATCGACGGTGATACAAGCGACCTCACTCGCAAGATCACCTGTATCGAGTACAACCCTGCGGTCTACGACTGGACGAGCAATATCGGCGGGGTGGTGCAGCCGCCGAGCGATTACACCCAGGCGGTTCCGCACGTCACGCATCTTGCGGCTGCGGAGGCCAAGGCCGTCATCGGGGACATCTTCCGCCCGGTGGTGGACCTGTCCTGGCGAGCGCCTATTAACTTCCCGGAATACGACGGCGTTGACATCTTCCTGTCGATCGACAATGGGCCATATGAGCTTGTTGCTCAGGTGCGCGGTTCGCGCACGAGTTATCGCTACGAGGCGATCCTTGGGCAGACGCTGAAGTTTCAGGTCGTCACCCACGCTCGAGACGGGCGCGTTGCGCTGAAGTCGTCGGCTCCGACCGTCACGATTACAACCGGCGGCGATCAGATTGCTCCCGATCCGCCGACCAATGTCACACTCATTCAGGGGCAGGGCGGCCTGACGCTCGGCTGGGAGAACCCGGACGACGGGGACTTTCGGGGTATCGAGATCCGCCGAGCGACGGTCAATGACTTCGAGCAGGCCGTCACCGTTCAGATCACGGATAAGAACGCCATCAAGTGGACGGACTCGCTCGCGACCAATCCGGCGCTCCAGTACTACTACTGGCTGCGTTCGCTCGACTGGTCCGACAACGCGAGCGGGTGGGTGCGCCCGAATCCGATCTCGGCGAGCCCGGCCGCGCCTGCGAACGTCGTCGTGTTCCTCACGAATGAGGCGCATACGCTCGCGGCGGACTCCTCGGGGGTGATCACCGGCTACGCCGATGCGAACGGTTACTTCAAGGTCTACGACGGCGGCATCGACGTCAGCGGTCTGGCGACGTTCTCGGTCCAGAGTCAGGTCAACTGCCAGGGCACGATCGACACTGCGGGGTACTATCAGGTCACTGAAGTCACGGCGGATACCGCGTCGCTCGTTCTGCGGGCGACTTACAACGGTGTCAGCTTCGACAAGGTGTTCAGTATCTCCGTCTCGAGGGCGGGATCAGCGGGCCCTGCTTCGGCGGTCATCACGCTCACGGCGAGCTCGCAGGTCTTCACCTACGACAATAGCACGGGGACGCCGACACCTTCTCCCGCACAGCAGACAATTAACTTCCAGGCGCATCGGCAGAACCTGCCGATCCTGCCGACGTGGACCGTCTTCGATGAAAACGACAACCCGATTACTCCGCCACCGCTGAGTAACGTATCCGGCGATACGGCGCAGCTCACGATTGAGAACTTCGGCTTGCGCAACCGGGTGAAGGTGCGCGTGACGGCCGGAACGCTCTACGACGAGATCACCATTGTCCGTCTGCAGAGCGGCATGACGGGTGCGGGGCAGTTCGGATTGACCGCGCGCGGCAACTGCTACGCGACCACCACGACAATCGAGAAGGTCGGGGGCGCGACGAATTGGGACAGCGATTGCTTCTCGGTCGAGAGCTTCCAGAGTGGTGCGTTCGTCTCGTTCTCGCGCCCGGATGCGAACGGGCGGGTGATGGTGGGTCTTACCCAGGATCCGCTCGAGAGCCAGAGTTTCGATACCATCGACTACGCGATCTATCCGCGTAACGACGGCGTGCTGTTCGTCTATCACGATGGCGTCAATCAGCACGGCGCATCGGGTGTTGGCAACTGGGTGCCGGGCGATCAGTTCACGGTCATCTACGATAACCGCCGCATCCGTTATCTGCACAACGGGAATGAGGTGTACTCGGCAAGCGCACCGCCGAATCTTTCTCTGCACCTCGACTCCTCGTTCGCCGATCCCGGCACGAAGATCACGAACGTTCGGTTCGGGCCAGTCGGCGCGGCTGGTGAGGACGGACAGGATGGCGCACCCGCTGTCACGCTCGAGCTCTCCAAGTACATTGCGGCGGTTATCGCGTATGCGAACGGCTCCGCACCGAGCTATGCGGAGGCACAGGGTATCGCCCGGGTCTTCGAGGGTGATGAGGACGTCACGGCGTCCGCGTCGTTGAGCGCGACGGCGAGCCCAGGTCTTACGGGTACGATCAATAACGCGGCGAACACGCCCGTTCCCGGTCAGCAGAAGGGGTTCTACCGCGTTACCAATCTGACGACGGACAGCGGCACGCTGACTATCACGGCCGTTTACAAGGGTCGGCAGTACCAGAAGGTCTTCACCGTCACCAAGGTGAAGGTGGGCTACGAAATCTGGTCCGGCGAAACACTTCCGACGACTGACCTGTTCGAGGGTCGGATGGTCTACTGGACGGTAGACAACAAGCTCTACCGCTATGACGGTTCCAAGTGGACGGCGGAAGTTCCGGCTGTCGATATCGTCGGGCAGATTTCGTCCAGTCAGATCGGGGACGGTGCAGTTACCGCTAGTAAGCTCAACGTCTCAATCGGTGGCGGGAATCTCGTTCCGAACTCGAGCTTCGAGGCGGCATCGGGTTCGACGCCGCTTTACTGGACGCAGACCGGCATCGGCACTGGTATCACGACGACGTGGGAGGTGGTGGAGGGCACGCCTACCCCGCACGGCAGGCGATTTGCGCGCTTTGCGGTCACGGCAGTCGCGCCGCCCACGAGCCAGTCGTCACATTCACGGTATCATCACACCGATACCATCTTCCCGGTGGTGGAGGGGCGCAAGTATGTGGCTTCATGCTACCTGCGCACCTCGACCCTTGCGTATCGAGCGCGACTGCGCGTGATGTGGTATGACATCAACAGAACCCAATTCGCGGCGCACGACGGCGATACGCACACGTTCAGTGCAACGGACGCCTGGGAACGGTATGTCTCTGGTGGATTCACCGCGCCTCCCGGAGCTGTGTTTGGGCGTATCGGTCTTTCGCTCGTGCGCCCGAACGCGAATGACACGACGCTGGGCTATATTGATGTCGACGCCATCCAGTTCGAGGAGGGTGAGATTGCAACGGCCTATGCGCCTGCGGCATCCGAACTGCTGCCTGGAACCATAACCGGTGACATGATCGCCGACGCGGCGATTACCGCCGCGAAGATGAATGTCAACATCGGTGGGGGCAATCTTCTTCCGAACAGCGGTGCGGAGGCGTGGTCGAACGGGGCCAACAATCTGCCGGATGACTGGTTGCTCTGGGTTAGCGATACGGGGGATGGGTCGCGCACCTACGCCATTTCTCGAGTGTCGGCCATAGCACCGCTTGGAAACTATGCGGTGCGCGTTCAGATCACGGGCGCATCGAACGCGAACGACTCTGCTCTTCAGATCGACGGCAATCATCGTGTTGTGCCGGGTCAGCCCTATGTTGTCTCAGCTTATGTGCGCACGAACGCATCCAACAGGGTGCGATTGGTGGCGCGCGCCTACAACGGAAGCGGAACGCAGATTGCAGACTATTATAGTTCACTCGCCGCTGGCGATCAGAGCACGCAGCGACTCTCCGTAAAGTTCACGCCGGGCACGAATGTCGCGTGGGTAAGGGTATTCGTTCGCGGCATCAACGGGGTCGGACAGTGGTTTGAGGTCGACGGTGTGCAGCTCGAGGCGGGTGAGGTGCTTACCGCTTATGCGCCGAGACCCGATGAGATTCTGCCTGGTACAGTAGGCACGACGCAGATTGCGGATAACGCAGTTACAACGGAAAAAGTCGTCGCCGGGGCGATCACGGCCGGAAAGATCGCTGCAGGTGCGATTCAGGCGTCGCATATCGCGGCTGGTGCGATCACAACCGAGAAGCTGGCAGTTACTGGTCGCGGCGCTGCACTCAATGACGACCCGGCGTGTTCTGATCTGAGTGCGTGGGTGACATGGGGTGGCGGCGGAACCATTGCGACTATCAGCGACGGCGTGGCTGGAACGACGTGCCTGAGGAGTGCGTCAAATAGTGTCTGGTGGGTGACGTCTCGGCGGGTGCCGTTTGATCCAAACAAACGTTATCGGGTGCGCGCCCGTGCACGTAACGTTGGTGGCAACGGCACGTTCTATCTTGTCGCTGCACTTTTCGACGTCTCGGGCAACAACATCTCTGGCGATGGAACGATGTGGTTCTATGCAGCGAGCGCCGTCGTTCCGCCGTCAGGCACGTTCGCGGAGTACATGGGAGAGTTCGGATCCGGCACTGTCAGGCCATTCCCATCGAACGCGCGAACGATGGCTGTCGGTGTCATCCTCAATTACAACGGCACCGCAGGGTACATGGAGGCGCAGGATGTTCGCCTCGAGGAAATGATCGGCACCACGCTGATTGCGGATGGTGCGATCGTTACCAACAAGATTGGCGCTCAGGCGATCACTGCGGATAAGGTCGCCGCAGGCGCTATCACGGCGGGGAAGATTGCTGCGGGTGCGGTTGGTGCAAACGAGATTGCGGCCAACGCGATCAACAGCAACCACATCGCGGTCAATACGCTGAACGGCAACAGGATTGCGGCGGGGACGATCACCGGCGATCGCATCCAGGCGGGAGCGATCACTTCGGCGCACCTTGCGACGACGACGCTGATCACACAGTCCGCTCAGATCGCGGACGGCATCATCACCGGCGCGAAGATCGGTAACGCACAGATCACGACCGCGAAGATCGCGGACGGCCAGATCACGAGCGCGAAGATTGGTGATCTGCAGGTCAACTCCATCAAGATCGCCAACGATGCGATCGTTACCGAGAAGATTCTCAACGAGGCGGTCACGGCAATCCGAGGGTCGTTCAGCAACGCGATACAGAACCTCTCGGGCGGCACTAATGGCACGCTCGCGGCGACAAACGCTATCGCGACGATCACGACGTCGGGTCGCCCGGTGCTTGTGATGTGGGGAATAAGGGTCAGTCACCTTACGAACACGACCCCGGCGGGTCTTGTGGTACTGCTTTATCGGATCGACGGTGGTGGCAATACGACTATCGATTCAGTTGCGCATAATTCGATCGACGTCAGCAACTGGCTGGGTAAGATGTTTGACGGCGAGCTGTATGGCGTGGTGGATAACGTGCCTGCGGGAACCTATACCTACCGTCCCTATGTCTACATGCCTGGCGCTTCGGGTAACTGGCAGGTAACGCGGGCTGTGGTCGTTGCTGTGGAGCTCAAGAAGTGAGTGCGATGATTGATTACGTCGCATACGAGCCAACGGGGAGAATCCTTCGTTGGGGGTTTTGCCGGGAGGATGAGCTTCCGCTTCAGGTGCACGATGGGATACCCGTTGTGCAGGGAAAGGGAATGACGGACACACACTACGTCGATCTCTCGGATCCCGAGAACCCAGTCGTGGTCGAGCGTCCAGTGAGCACCGTCGTCCTGTCGCAGGAGGGTGGACTAATCACGCTGACGGGTGTCATGAGCGGCGCGCAGATCCGGGTTACGGGAGATGCCGAGCTCGAGGTGGAGAACGACGACGAGGGTGGGACGGTCGTTCTCAGCTTCCCGGATAAGGGGAAGTATCTCGTGGAGGTGGAGCAGTTCCCGCAGTTGCCATTCGCGCAGTTGGTGACGGTATGAAAACGATAGAGGTGCGGGCGAAGCCCGAGGTGCGGGAAATGAACTCGGTCTTCCAGGACCCCATGTGGGCGGTTCTGGAGAACGCCAGCACGGCCGAGATCGACAAGTGGCTAGCGCAGAACATGCTGGACCCCTCGAGGCTGCGTGGGCTTCTGCGGTCGATGCTGCTCGTCCTGCGGTACTTCATCCGGCAGGCCAAGGAAGAACGGGAAAAGTCACGACCCGGAACATAAGTCACTGGTGAGGGAATATGGTAGAATACCCGAATCGTGTCGGCCCTGGCCGGAGTTGAGGAGTGGAGCAGTCACTGAGCAGCCTGATTCTCACGGCTGGCGGCGTCGCGGGTGGTCTGATCTCGATATACAAGCTCGGGCAGATTCTCAAGCCTTATGTAAAGAGGATCTTCGATTCGATGTTCGGTACTCGAAAGCTGTTGGAGCAACTGAACAAGAGGCTAGAGGAGATCCAGAAAGAGGTCCGCCCCAATGGCGGATCGAGCATGCGCGACGTCATCAATCGCGTGGAGGCGATGATACTCATTCAGGACCAGCGACAGCGAGCGATGGTTGCGGATGCCGAGCACGGCATCTTCGAGGCGGATGCCAGCGGTCGGTGCACACACGTCAATCGCACCTACTGTCGCCTTGTTGGCCGCACGCCGCAGGAGCTCTTGGGTTATGGCTGGATCAACTCCGTGGCGGCCGAGGACCGAGAGCGGGTCGACCGCGAGTGGGCTCAGGCGATCGCGGAAGAGCGCGAGTTCGAGTCGGAGTACACGGCGGTCACACCCGATGGCGAAGAGAAGAGAGTGATCGCACGCTCGGTGAAGATGTCGGACATGAACGGGCGTGCGATCGGGTACTTCGGCACTGTAAAGCCGGTGCAATAATCAGTCATGGGTGACGTATGTCGCAGACGAAGGAGGCGCCAGGGTATTCGACATTCGCCCCGCACATCACCTATGACGAGCTGATTCGCTCGGACACCGCAGCGCGGCTCGGCATCAAGAACATTCCGGGACCGCAGGAGCTCGAGAACCTGAAGCGCCTGTCCTGGTATCTCGAGGCGCTGCGCTCGAAGCTGCGGGAGAAGTGGAATCCGAAGGCGATCATCATTGTCACCTCGGGCTACCGCTCTCCGGCGCTCAATGCTGCAATCCCAGGATCCTCCAAGACGTCGGCGCACATGCGCGGGCTTGCGGCCGACATTCGCGTGCCCAGCCTGAGCTCGTTCGAGCTCGCCAATTTCATCGTGGCGAACTGTAAGGGCTATGACCAGGTGATCAACGAGTATGGAAGCTGGGTACACCTCGGTCTCGGCGAGACCGCGCCGCGCGAAGAAAAGCTGACCAGTTACTACGAATACGGCCCGCTGGGCTTCAAAAAGACTGTGTGGGTTAGAGGGATTCACCAGGTATGACGGACATCGAGTACATCGAGGCGTTCTTCGCCTCCTATCCGTTCCTGTCGCTCATGGTGGCGGGCGTGCTCGGCACGATGGCGAATTGGTTCAAGCGGTACTGCAAGAACGAGACGAAGCTCGGGTTCTTCGAGTATGGAAAGGTGCACGCTCGGGCCATCATGGGTTCGCTCGTGGTGCTCACCTCCGTGATCTTCCCGATGGTCACGGCGGATGCGCTCACGGCGAACTTCCAGACGATCGCGACCTTCTATCTGGCGGGTTACAAGCTCAACAGCATCTTCACCCCAACGGACGAGCTCGTTCAGGGTAGAAAGCACCCGGATTGCTAGGCGTGCTGGGTTGGGAGTTCACCAAGACATTCTCGGCCCGGTTCGTCATCTACGGGCTACTGATTTCGTTCGCTCTGGGCGCTTTCGTGGCGTATCGGGTACACAAGCGACTCGATGCGCTCGCGGAACAAAAGTCTCAGAAGGACGTGATCGTGCGCGTCGTTCGGATTCAAGAGGCGACGCGCAAGATCGAGGAAAAGCACCTCGAGGCCGAGGAGAAGCGCATTGAGGCCAACACAGTTGCGAAAGCGGAGCTTCCGAAGTATGCGGAACCTGAAAAGGATCCTTTCTGTAACGTGCCTGTTGGCGCTGTGCGCGTGCTCAACGCAGCGCGTGACAGAGGAGCAACTGCGGATTCTGTGTCCGCCACCGCCAGAGCATCTCACGAAGAGGCCCAAGCCCCTTCCACGATTACCCGAGACGCCCTTATCGAGGACAACCGAAGACTAGCGGAGATGTACAACGAGCTCGCCAATCAGTGCGAGGCGTTGATCGACTTCACGGAGACCGTGCAGCGGAATCTTCGACGCAGGCGATAGGTAGGTGCCGGTTTGAACGAGAAGAAGCGACTCCTCTACGTTCGCTCGGACATTCCCATGTCCGAGGATACTACCAAGATTCGCGAGCCCTGGACGGCGCAGCAGTGCATCGACCATCTGCGGGAAATCGCGGCGGCTTACCCCGACAAGGTGATCACGCGGAACTTCTTCCGCGTTCACTCGAAGATCGCCGAGAGCGTCTGGAACCGGCACTTTGGTACCTTTCATGAGTTCAAGCGTCAGGCGGGAATCGTCCTCTCGAGACAGGCGCACGCGCTCGAGAAAAAGGTCGCGATTCATGCGAGCCGGGATCACTACCGCGCTCTGTCGGCCGAGCGGGCCGAATATGCGGACAAGTATGAGCGCCCCTCGAAGCGCAAGTATCGCACGATCGTGGTCGGCAGCGACATGCACGACATCGAGGTGGACAGGTTCTACCTGCGGGTGTTCATCGACACCTGCAGGCGGATTCAACCCGATGTGATCTGCCTTAACGGCGACATCTTTGACCTCCCGGAGTTCGGTAAGTATCACGTCGATCCTCGAGAGTGGGACGTCGTTGGGCGTATCCGCTTCGTGTGGGATCACATCCTTGGACCGCTTCGTGAGGCTTGCCCGGACGCGCAGATCGATCTCATCGAGGGCAATCACGAGCATCGCATGCTTCAGCTCCTAGCGGATGCGACGCCCGCGATGCAGGTGGTGCTGTCGGATCTTCACGGCTGGACGGTCTCGAAGCTTCTGGGTCTAGACAAGTTCCAGATCAACTACATCGCCCGCTCTGATCTGGCGGCCGTCAGCAAGATGGAAGTCCAGAAGGAGCTCGCCAAGAACTACAAGGTCTACTGGGACGTGTTCCTCGCGCATCACTTCCCGCATGGCCGCTCATTCGCCCAGCCAGGCTGGCACGGGCATCACCACAAGCATGTCGTCTGGCAGGAATACAATCGCATCTACGGCAGCTACGAATGGCATCAGTTGGGTGCGGGGCATCGTCGTCAGGCCGATTACTGCGAAGGTGAGCGATGGGGCAATGGCTTCCTGATCGCGCACTGTAACGTGGAGACAAAATCAACGGCGATGGAATACGTGCAGATCACCGACTTCGCTGTGGTGGGTGGCAAGTACTACGAGCGGACGAAAGAGGAGGGTGCGGGTCTCGAGAGCGTTTGGCCGGGCCGGTAACTAAGTCAGCGCTGAGGTATAATGGTGCAGTGCAGCGCCACTGAAATGCGAGCGGAGAATGGCAAAGCGCAAGAAGCGGCAGGAGATCGACCAGCAGATTGAGGCGTTTGAGAAGGGCGGATCACTCGAAGAGCAGCTACCTCCCCTTAAACCAAGGACATCGAATCAGGCGCACTACATCGAAGCCATCGCTCAGAATCCTCTGGTGTTCGGGCTTGGTCCGGCGGGAACAGGCAAGACATTTATCGCCGCATCACTTGCGGCTGACGCGATCGCGGCGCGGAAGATCAGTAAGGTCATTGTCACGCGGCCCGTAATTGAAGTGGGCGAGAGGCTGGGATTTCTCCCAGGCACCCTTCAGGAGAAGTTCGATCCCTATTTCCAGCCTGTGTGGCACGTATTTGTCAAACGGCTCGGCGAGGGATTCGCGGAGTATCTCATGAGGAAGAAGGTCATCGAGGTCGTCCCGCTCGCCTACATGCGTGGCTATACCTTCGATCACGCCTTCGTGATCTTCGATGAGGCACAGAACGCGACCAAGATGCAGATGAAGATGTTCCTGACCCGCATCGGGGAACGGTCGCGTGTTATCGTCAATGGCGATCTCGAGCAGGTCGACCTTCCGGGCGCAGATGGACTTGCGGATGCGGTGACGAGGCTTCGCGACGTGCGCGGTGTCGAGGTTGTTCAGTTCGGCCCCGAAGACATCGTGCGCTCGGGACTCGTTCAGCGGATCGTTCAGGCGTATTCTGAACCAGCACCCGCCCCTGGACCAGTGAAAAGAGTGCAGCGCATACTATAATGATGCTGCGATGCAGAGAGATTTCTACGGAAGGAATCTGAGCGATCGGCAACTCGATCTCGTGACCATCGAGGTCATCCCACCTGAGCTTCAGAAAGGCGAGCCCAAGCTCTACAGGACGAAGTGGTGGGACTACCGTCACATGCACCCGATGCGAGCGACCTACCTGTTCGCATCCGAGTATGAGAGGGCGTATCGCCGGGTCATTCAGAAGCGGCTCGAGAGCTCGAAGGCGCGAAAGCTCAGGGTATTCAGAACGCCGGATCCGATGCGCGAGGCGTCGGTCAAGGCGATCGGGCTATGGAAGGGCAGGCGACTGGCGGATGAATATGGCATTCGCTACGATTTTTACTGCCGTATCGCACTCGACGCTTCCGAGTATCTAGACTGGGAGTACCTGGCCCGTCCGGAGGACCTGACGAACTCGGCGCTCACGACTCGTGTGCTCCTCGCCTGGTTGGAGATCAACGAGGCGACGATCCAGCTCCCGGAGGACCCAATCTATCGGGGAAGGGGTGAGGCGCGGAGCTACTACCAGGACGAGTGGGAAGAGGCTCTCTGCAAGCAGATTGCCCGTCGCAAGAACCCACAGCATGCACTGGATTATCACCTGAACACGACGGGGCTGCTTTCGGAGTCGACTGTGAGGCGTTTCTTCGGAGACGAACTGACAGATCGAGTTTTGGGAACAAAAATCAGTAAGCACTGACATACTTCGGAGTCGCAATGGAAGTTCGCAAAACACTGGGGCTCCCCCAACGGGGAACAGCGCGGGTTTTCGCGCGCGAGCGCGAGATTCACAAGCCGGTCAAGGCTGCTCGTCGCAAGGAAGGGCATGACGCTCTGATTGAGGCGCTCAGCCAGCGGGCAATGATCGTGATTAACCTACTGAACGGCGCAATGGTGTGTGGGCTTCTTAAGGAGTCCGACCGCTTCACGATCACGGTCATCGAGAATTACGACACGGCGAATCCACAGCAGCGGATCATCTTCAAGCACGCCATCGAGAGCTTCACTCTCAAGAAACTGAATGGTTGAGGCAGAGGACAAATTCAGTTTCGATGAGGAGTTCCAAACCACCGTCGTGGCACTGATCTGCCGCGACGCGGACTTCCTCGCCCGCACGGATGGGCTGATCAAGCCCGAATACTTTACGAACGAGCTCGAGGCTGGAATCGCTGCGGCGTTTCTCGGTTATTACGGGAAGTACCACGCCGTTCCAAAGAACAGGGCAGTCGTTACCGAGGTTCTTAAGGAAGCAGTTGCCAAGAAGCTCATTCGCAAGGAGCTGGTGCCGGATATCCCCGGTAAGCTCAAGGAGTTGTCGGAACTCACGATCTCGGATCGTGAGTACATCATCAACCAGATCGCGACCTTCGCCCGGCACCAGGCGTTGAAGAGCGCGATCCTGAAGTCGGTCGATCTGCTCGAGAAAGGCAAGTTCGATGAGGTCGAGCGGCTGATCAAGAGCGCGAACGAGGTCGGGGCTCAGGACGCGCTCGATGCCTACGACTTCTTCGCCCGAGCGTCGGTGCGACGCAAGCGCAGGGAGGATCTGCTCGCCGGTCGTATCACGAAGAACGGCATCACGACCGGCATCATGGAGCTCGACGCCATGCTCTACCAGGGAGGGTGGGGTAGAAAGGAGCTTTCGCTCTACATGGGCGGCCCCAAATCGGGCAAGACGATGGCACTGATCGATCACAGTCAGGCTGCGGCTCTCGCGGGCTACAACGTTCTGTGCCTGACCCTCGAGGTGTCGGCGGAAATCTACGAGGATCGACTGGACGCGAACTTGAGCGAGGTCACAATGAGCGAGCTCGGGATGCGTGCGACGGACGTCGAGAAGCGGATCGCGGATCTGGCTGCCTCGGGGAAGATAGGGCGGCTCGTCATTCACGAGTTCCCGAGCGGCACGCTGCAACCCAGGGGTATCTCGCGGTTGCTCTCCCGCTACAAGAGCGAAGGGCTCACGTTCGACCTGATCGTTGTGGATTACGCCGACCTGATGGCTCCGAACTTTCGGACGGACAGCCTGCAGGAGAACCTGCGGTCGATCTACATTGACCTTCGCGCCATCGCTCAGACCGAGAACGCGGCGGTGCTCACAGCAACGCAGATCAACCGCGAGGGTATCAAGGCTGCGGTTGCCCGCATGGAGCACGTTGGTGAGGACATTAACAAGATCCGCACGGCCGACCTGGTTATCTCGATCAACGCCACCGAGGATGAGAAGGCGTGCAACGAGCGCAGGCTCTATTTCGCAGCGAGCCGTAACCAGGAAGACGGCATGAGTCTGCGAGTCAAATCGGCACTGGATAGGGCGAAGTTTATCGCGAAAGTCATCGGGAGGGAGTAGCCCGATGCGCGAGCTGGACGAGATCCTTGAGCGACTCGATATGGAGTCGTATCTCGATTACATGGGGATCGAGTACCGGCATCGTCACGGCTCGAGTGGCCCCCAGCTCAATGTGAGGACCTGTCCATCGTGCGGCGGCAGTAAGTGGAAGGTCTACATCAACCGCGACACGGGCCTTGGAAACTGCTTTCACGGCTCGTGCGAAATGGGCACGTTCAACAAGTGGCGGTTCATCAGAGCGGTGCTGGGCGACCCAGTGAATCGCGAGGTCTATCAGCACATCAAGAGTGTCGCTATAGAGCTCGGCTGGCGTCCGGTTCGCAAGGCGACGGCGACCAACATCGAGGTGGACGGCGTCGCGCTTCCCGCCTCGATTGA